TCAAACTTAGATATGTCGGTTGAAACATTCATATTTTGAATAGACACACTGCCGCCCCCGCTTCCGCTTAGACCGCTCTCCATCATAACCTTATTCCTGTTCATAGAGTCCTTGCTACTATTCCCCAAAGGTATAATCGCTTCCGGTCCACGCTCACCTGCACTAACAATGGAAGGTTGGGATATTATACCACCTGTATGAAATTGGTCTAATCCAAAACCACTAACACCTGTTCCGACTAAACTACGCTTAGTTGTTGCCGCACCTAAAGCACCCCTTGCACTAATACCACCACCGAAGGCTAATCCTGACATACTTCCCGTTATACCCGCCCTACCACCTGCGGTAGCAAGCCTTGAAGCACCACCTGTTGCCATACCAAGACCAATTTGTAGTCCACCGGATAATATATTTTTAAGACCACTACCTGCACCGTCTTTAATAGCCTTAAATGCTGCCCCTGCATCTCGCTTTACAATTAATTGATATGCCATTTCAACTATTCCTTTCAATACCTCAAAGATACCAACAAGCACTTGAGCAAACGGTTGTATTAGAGCCATTAGTATTCTAAACGCTACTGCCACTAACATAACAACTGGAACTAATGCTCTCATCAACATAATTATGTCTGGTAAAGCGTCAAGAACAAGAGGTAAAGCAAATGCAATACCGATTGCTATTTCCTCTCCTAATTTTTTAATCTCCGGCATTAAATCCGATATTGCATTCATTATGTCATCACCAAATGCGTCAGTTAGTTTAGTTAGCATTATGGTAAGTGGTCGGCCTATCTCAATCATAGCCTCTGTTATCCTCGACATAAATAGCCTCAAAGATTCTAATGCTGAACCTCCATCCTCAACATTTCTTTGTAATGATTCGGTATATTCATTAGTTGCACCTGTGGCATTTTGTGTTTCTTCAACTAAGCCATGAAATGATTCACGCTGACTCACTAAAGATGCAATAGCAGTTCCACCCCTCACACCAAACACTTCTAAAATTTGTGTTGTTGTAGCCCCGCTTGCCGCCAACTGGTCTAACACATCACCTAACGATGTGATACCAACAGTTTGTTGTTCGATGGTTCGCAGTAATTCTGTTGATTCTTCCTTCATCTCTTTCTCTTTCGCCGTTACCTGTGATAACTTATGTTGTTGAATAGTTCTTTCTAAATTTAATTCCTGTTCCGATAAAGCAAGAGCCGAGTTTGCTTCTTCTAATCTGGTAATTGTTTTGAGTTCTTGTTCCGTTAAATCTCTATTTTGTCTTGAGGCTCTTTGTCTAATTTGAGCAATAGCAAGATTATTTCTTTGTTGATTGATTGAAGTTTCAGTTAAAGTGTCATTTAGAGCCTTCAATTCAGTTTTGAGCATCATGCTTTCACGGGTTGCTCTATCGAGTTCAATAGTCAAAGACTTGAATTGGCTTTCTGCCGCTTTTCCTGAAGGCGACAAAACCTTGACATTCAAACCTAAATCATTCATGGCTCTCGTAGCATCAAATGTTGGTTTCAACAATTTGTTGATTGCCATTCTCAAACCTGTTCCGGCAATAGTTCCTCTCAAACCTGCATTACCTAAAGCACCAACTGCGGAGGCAGTTTCTTGAATACTAATACCTGCGGAGAAAGCGACTGGTGCTACGAATTTTAGACCTTCACCCAAAGAAACAATATCCACATTTGACCGAGTAAATGTTCTTGTTAATACATCGGACACCATGCCGAGTTGGTCCATTTCCATGCCGAATGCTTTGACACCTGCAATACCAATGTTAGTTGCAGTTTGAATATCAACTCCACCGGCAATAGCGAATTTAACAAGGTTCTCCAATGCCCTATCGCTAATCATCTCGTCTGCGGTGACACCTGCAATAGCAAGTTTATTTGCGGCTTCACCGACCTCTGCCGCAGTAAATCGTGTGCTTTTTCCTATATCTCGTATCGTGCCTTCTAATTTGTTTAAGTCACTACCCGTTGAACCTAAGATAGCACCTGTTCTTGCCAAAGTGTCGTTAAATTCAATGAAAGTTCTAACTGACTGATTCAAAAATTGAACCATCTTAGTTGCGCCAAATGCGGCAGCACCTACTGCGATACCTGCGAAAGACGCTCTGGCAACTGTTCCAAATCTGGAAGCACTACTACCTGCAATATAGAAAGCCTGTGAAAGAGCATTTAGACTGGCTCTCGCTTTCTTGGTATCAACATTAACGCCAACTCTTGCATCTGTTCCAACCAAGCATCAGCACCCCAATAAGAGAGGGTTGGAAAACATCACCTTTTACGGTTTGCTCTGTTTTTTCGTTTGACGCTTTCACTATAAGCGTTTAATAAAAATGTTGCATCTCGTATATCCATATCTCTAAACTCTTTTGGAGTCAAAGATGTATATACTAAAAATTCATAAAAAGCGAATCCGTTGTCGCTTATTGCGTATTTCCCAATTCCCCCAAAACACCACCACCGTTGATTTCTCCGATGGAGGACATTATAGAGGAAGATAATGCACCCAAGTGTGTTAGAGGTAGTTTAGACATTAAACCCCATGTGATTTCTTTATCGCATTTTTTCATCATTTCACAAATCATAACTAATCCCAAAGCCTCGGCTTTGTCAGCATCATTTGTGTGCTTTCTAACCGCAGGATGAAACTTCAATGCTTGATACTCCGATGTAGTTAATGGCATTATGTCTATGGTGTCTTTTGGAATCCATTCTAAATTAGAAACATCAACTGTTACTGGTTGGTCAGCGTTTTCAAGTGCTTCATTAAGCCATGACATAAATAACCCTTCTCATAACACCTATATGAAGGTATAACATCAAGACTGTCGTGCGAAAGTAAGACCTTCAAATGACGCATTAATCATCAATGCACCCTCTGCACCGGCCTCAACTCCCTCAACTGATAAATCAGTGAAAATGCAATTAGTAATTGTATAAGTGTTCGCCCCTACTGCGCCGTCATTGTCAAATTCTAATTCAAACATTGTGTTACCTACGAAAGCGGCCATTAAGGTTGCATCATCAACACCCCATGCTCGCTTCAAAGTTCCTGATACTGCGAATAATCCTCTTGTATGTGCGGTAGCAAAACTACTACCAAGAGTAACATATTTTCCAGTCTGTGCGGTTAGGCTAAAATCGCCCGATACGAAGGCTTGTATTGCAGTGCCACCCGAAGGGGTCATTTTAATTACTGCGCTTGTTCCTGTAAATGCGTGAACTGACATAGCCCTATCTTACAAACACATAGGTTATAACGATTATTGACCTGACGCTAAATCCTTCAAGGTATCACTAACTGCAAGTATTTCTTGACGAAGCCTGTTTTCATAAGCAGTTTTTATTTGCTCATCACTAATTCCTGATTGAGCGGCGAGTAATTCAACTGCCACCAAAGTTCTCAAAACCTGTTGGTCTTGGTCTGTCATACCTAATGCTTCATGTGCTAGTTCTGTAAAATCGCTCATAGTTAAACTTCCTTGATTGCCTCTGTTGCTACAACAGTTGTATTATTCCCATCAATAGACTCTAAGACTGCAAACTGACCTTTCTCATGCTTGCTGACTTTCACCTGTGTAGTAGTAGTACCGAATACGCTTAAAACGGTTTTCAATGATTCGGTGAAAGCAACTTTGAATGGTTCTCCGTGAATATCCATCTCAAGTGGAGTCCAAGACCTAACTTGTTTGCCCGACCAATGACCTGACCGAGCCTCGCCCTTCTTATCAAAAGTAATAACCACATACGGGGCTTTGGCAGTCAATTGTTCATGAACTCCTTTTCTTAATTCTTGAAGTGAAATCGTAGCACTGTGAGTTGCCGGTTCATTATCAAACATTGGAAATAATACCTGACCTTTCTCATTTTTTGGCATGAGCCACCTATCGGGAATAATAAGGCAGTCCTCTTCCTCTGCTGGCATGACCTCTGCACCGCCGTTGATTTTGGTTGATATTGAAATTGGTTGTGAAGCATTTGTTGAAATTCTAACCATCTCGCCTCTTGACTTGGCTCTTACAATGTCGCCTAATTCTTTTGGGTCAGCCAATAATACACATGGCTCTTTGACTTTCAAACCACTAACCGGCCACCTTGTCAGGATTGCTTGCATTGTCTTGGCAACATTGAGTCCACTAATACTAATTCCCTCGTTTTCAAAGAGTATTTTGACTGGCACTGGTGGAGAATCCATGCAAACTGCTGATAGCAAATTGGCAAACTCCCCGCCATTGACTTGTATCATACAAGTCCGACTCACTTTGGAGTTAGGGGTCAGCATACCCTCTAACGGGTAGCCCACCTACTTTAAGCGATTGCGATTTGTAGGGCTAAAATTTCTTGGCATAATAATTGTAAATTGACCATGAACATTTTTCTTCA